TGCGGGCATTGCGCGCATAGGGCACCAGGCTGTCGAGCGGCCGGTATTCGACCGAAAGTTGGCGTGCGTGGTCGTCGGCGCCGATGTGCGCGGTTTCAGCGACTGCCATTGTCTGTATCCAATGAAATCAACATCTTAGTCATGCACCCCCCATCGCCATTTTGGCCACGGATGCGTGTTTGGTGGCGCGCGGTCCTGGCAGCAAACTTTCGCTACTTTTGAGGTCCCCGGGGGGTGTTGCGGGCTCATGTGCAGCGCCGCGCATTGCCGAAGCCGCCGTCTCTCGCTGCCGTCTTCCGGCCGTGGCACGATGCGCACAGCGCCTGCCAGTGGCTGCGATCCCAGAACACGGTCTCGTCACCGCCATGCGGATCGATATGATCAACGACGCTTGCCGGGCGGATCAGATCGTGACGCGCGCATTCCACGCACAGCGGATGATCGTGCAGAAAGGCGGCGCGTTCCGTTCGCCAGCGCTTCGAGCGATAGAGCGCACGGGCCAGCGGATCACGCTGGCGGGCATAGTCTTGGTCACGCTCACGCTTTTCGCGCCGGCCAACCGGGCGATGGATCGGCGGGCGGACAGGCATGGTGCTGATCTCGACGATGATGCTGATGGCGATGGCGTTGGAAACGACAACGCCCGCGAGGGATCGTCTCCGTCGCGGGCGCTACTCTCCCGAGCATAGTCAAAACTATAGCTGATTTGCCCTCGTTTGTTGCATGGAAAAGTGTTGCAACACATTGGAGTCACTGCGCATTCAACCGCGCCGCAATCTTGGTGAGGGCGAGCTGCCAGCGTCGCCACGCCGTAGTGCGATCGCAGCCATGCTCATGGCTGATCACCTTCCAGGGTACCCGGGCCGCGCGCGACCAGACCAGCTTGCGCTCCGACTCCTCGATCCAGAGCACCCAGTCGAAGGTCTGCTCGAGCCGGGTGATCGCCGCGGCCGAGGGCCACACCCGCATCGGCTCGGGTTCCATGAACGCAATCTCGCGCCTCGACCGCACGATCTCGGGCCAGATATTGAAATAGCCCTGCACCTTCACCGGCGGCAGCTTGCCCAGGGTGCGGAACGCTTCCTCGAAATGATCGGCGACGCACTCGGCAGTCCATTCGCGCTCAGCCATGGCGCGCCTCCCTGTCGGAAGGACGTGGTCCGTAGAGCTTCTCGCCGAGCTGTCGGACCAGTTCACGCTCGGGCCAGGTGAGACGGTCGTCATCAGCGGAGACCGCAAGGACGCCCTGTTCCTGCCAGCCCTCGCGCTTGACCTGCTCGGGAGCCCGGCGTGGGCCGCCGTAACCGTGAGGATGCCATCTCATGCGACACCCCCATTCGTTTCGATCGCCCAGAGCAGGATGGCGATAGCGTCGGCCTCGTTGTCGTCGGCCGGGCTGAAGCCGCGGGCGCGGACGGCGGCGATCATGGCGGCCTTGTCGGCATTGCCCTTGCCAGCGGCGTGACGCTTGATCGTGCCGACCGGAACGCCCTCGTAGGGTACGCCCCGAAGCTCAGCCCATGATGTGAGCGTGGCCATGAGCCCGCCGTAGATGTGGCTCGCGTCGGTGCCTGCGTGGCGGCGGACCTCTTCGAACCAGATCGCGGCGACAGGACCGGACTGCCGGTCGATCTCGGTCAGCCAGTTGGTGAAGCGAAGATAGCGCATGCCGCCGCCGTCGAAGCGGCCGGGACGGAAGCAGACCGTGCCGGTGGTGATCAGCCCATCATGGCCGCGCAAGGCCCAGCCTGTCGTGGTGCCCAGATCGAGGGCAAGGATCGTGCGCGACGGCGGATTCAGGGTTGCGCCCGGCTCGACGCCGGACAGAGTCGTATCAGCCATGGGTGGTCTCCTTTTCTGTTTGGCTGCTCGGGTGGAAGACGACGGCGGTTGATGCTTGGCGGTAGCGGCCGCCGTCGTCGGATTGGGGTTCACGGAAGGTCAAAGCCCCCGCGCGCGGACACCCCGCTACGTATGGGATGGGGGCCAACTCCTCCGGTTGGCCCCCCATACGTAGTATGGGGGCTTTCCCCACTAACTCCTCCACATCGCCCAACGCATTGAAAACACGTCGCAAAACATGATTTTGGAGGAGTTGGGGAGGAGTTGGGCCACTAACTCCTCGACCGCCGCAAGTCATTGATTTCATTGAAACAGGAGTTGGGGAGGACATAGGAGTTAGGCCTCACTCTTAGGAGTTGGGGAGGCCTCTTCCGCGTCCGTCGTCGTCTCGGGATAGACCCAGACAGCCGGGTTTTCGACGTCCATGCAGACGCCGGAAAGCGGGCATTTATAGTGGCTCGGCAGCACCGGAGCGGCGGTCTCGCGGACTTCCCCGGTCTCGGGGTCTACCTGTTCCTCGGGGCGGAAACGCATGCCCTTGACGCAGAGATAGCCGAAGCGCGACCGGACCTTTGGGTATCCGAATTGTGCGCCGTCGCGCAGGAACTTGATGTGACCTTTCGTGGCGAGGACACTGAGGCGTTCCCTGATCGTGAATTTGCTGCCAAGGCCGCTCTTGTTCTCGAAGGCTTCGGCGAACTGCATCGTCGTGTAGAGCCGGCCCTCGGCCGCTTCCTCGAAGAGAATGTCGAGGATCACGTCCCGCTTGCGGTCCCGCTCGGCATCGAACTTCGCCCCCTGTTCGGCGCGCACGAGCCGTTCGTTCATCGGGTTGACCTCGACCCACGCCCCCTTGACCTTGTCGACGAGTTTGGGCTTCAGCGCGGGGCCGTTCCTGAGCTCGATCTCAAGCTTCCGCTCTGATGCGTCTTCGTCCGGCCGGTGCAGGATCAGGCCCGTCGTGTAGAAACCCCTGAGCGCGCTGGCCCCGGACAGCGCGAGGAATGGGTCGTCCTTGAGCTGCTGTTTCGAGAGCTTCCTGGTGTGATGGACGAGGATGACGCCGCAGTCGGGATCGATGTGGTCGCGCAGGACCTCGACCCGCTCTTTCAGGAAAAACATCATCGCGGCGTTGTCGTTCTCGCCGCCGCCATCCGGGCCGCCGTCGAAGAGGTTACGGATCGGGTCGATGCAGAGGATGTCGAGAGGATCGTCGGGGAACGCCGCCCGGATCGCCGCCGCCACGCGGGCGCTGCCTTCGGCGTCGAGCAGCATCTTCAGCTTCGGGGTGACGACGAGGTTGTCGCGCGCGGCGGCGATCAGCTCCGCATGCAGGCCGATCTGCTGCATCCGCTCGCGCAGGTAATGATACTGGATCTCGGCCTGCAGGTAGAAGATCCGCAAGGCCCGTGGCGGGGTGAAACCGAGGAAAGGCACACCGGCGGCCATGTGCACGAGCCAGGCGATCAGCAGATCGCTCTTGCCCACCTTGGGCGCGCCGCCGAGCACCAGGAGGCCGCCCGGGGTCAGCACGCGCGGGCCGATCAGGTCGGCGGGCATCGGGCTCGTGTCGTCGAGCAGCTGCCCCAGCGTGAAGGTCGGCATCTCGTCGGGCACCGGGGCGGCGCTGTTCAGCCTGACGAGCGGCGGCCCGTGACGTTCGACATGGCGGGCCCAGAGGCGTTCGGACTCGCGCTTGAGCCGTTCCACCGACCACTGGGGCCGCAGCATGGCCGCATTGTAGCCGCAGATTGCCTCCCAGCCTTCGGTCTTCGATAGGCGGCCCTCGTGGACCAGCCGGATGAAGTAGCCGATGGCAGCGGAGGCCCCCTCGAAGCGCGACCAGTCATCGGCGCCGCCCTCGCGCACCGGGGTGACGAGCACATCGTCCACTGCCGGCTTGTCGGGCGTGGCGAAATCCGGCGTCAGGCTCACGCCCGCCGCGGGCGGCATGTCGGCCACGGCCTCGGCGAACTCGTCGAGATCGCGCTCGAGGCTTGCGTTCAGTTCGACGATCCGCACCAGCGTCTTGAGGCCGTTCTTGTAATAGACCGAGCCCGCCACCCGGATCGGCTGATGCGCTGAGCGGAAATGCATGTCGCCGCCGACCTTGGCGGCAATGTCGCCGCGCAAACGGCAGATGCGAGTGATATCGTGGCCTTCGGCCGGCTCGGTCAGCTTCCACCAGACATGGGCCTTGCGCTGTCCATCCGGTGTCACGCCACCGCTTTCCACCACCATGGTGGGGGACCCGAGATGACGCTCGAGATGGGCGCGCTTGGCGGCGATGTCGCCGCTGTCGATATCCACGACCACGGCCTGCATCTGGTAAACGTCGGCGGCCTTGGCCTGGCCGCTTTCCGCGACCGTGCCGGGAATGACGTAGACCGCCGCGCCTTCGCGCGCGGCCCAGCCCGCGAAGGTCGCCATCTTCCCGGGCGCCGTCCCGTCGGCCGCGATCCAGATATTGTGCGGTCGCCCGTCGATCCCCTGGCCCTTGTCGATGAAGCTGCGCACCGGGATCAGGCCTTCGCAGTAGCCGAACACCATCTCCATGAACTGCGCGATCTGCTCGGGGTCTGGCTCGTCGCCGAACACGTCAATCTGGCAGGGCGCGTCGTTGAAGTCGCGCCAGGGGTTAAAATGGACGAGATTGGCCTCGGGGTGGTCGGTCGTGCTGCCGTCGCGCATGTCTGTGTCCTCGGGTGGTTCGGGCGGGTCCTTTGGGGCGTCGCTCATACGGGTTGCTCCCAGCAGCGCTTGGCCCATGGGCAGAAGCGGCATTCGAAGAAATCGCGGTTCTGGGCCACGCGCGGGAGCAACTCGCCCGCGTCGGTGGCCCGCAGGATCCGCACCGCGCGATCCGACATGCGCTGCGCGAGCTCGGCGTCGAAGGGCACCAGTTCGTGGTGCAGCTCGGCGGTGTCCTTGTTGATCGCGGTGAAGAGCGCCGGGTTGGCCGAGATGCCCGGCACGGTGGCTTCCATATAGGCCTGGTAGAGCGCGATCTGGGCGGCATAGACGGGCTTGCCGACGGTCACGCCCTTGGCCACCGTCTCGCGCCAGTTCTTCGCGTTCATGGTCTTGCATTCCCACAAGCAGGGCGTGCGCAGACCCATGGCGGCGGGGGCGCCCATGACGATCCCGTCCACATGGCCACGGATCCGCCCGCCGGCGACCGCGAAGCCGAACTGGCCGCCGTCGCGCTTCCGGGTTACGAGATCCAGCCCCGCCGCCTGCAGCCAACGGATCGCCAGATCCTCGAGCTCGTGGCCAATCGCGAAGATGCGCAGCGACTGGCCGCTGAAGTCCTGGCCCTCATCCTTCGGCGTCGCCGTGAACTCGAACTGCAGAGCACGCTCGCATGAATGGCCGAGGCGCGAGCCGCCCAGATAGTCGCGGGGCGGCCGCATGGCCTGATCGGCGGTGAGCGTCCGGTCGACGGCGGCGTTGACCCGGTCGGCGAAGCTGGGGCGGCGGTTATAGTCCAGCATGCTGGCCTCCTTCGTATCTGCGATGGGCGAGCCCGTGGCAGGTCGAGCAGAGCCATTCGACCGAGAGCGGCGCGTCATAGTCGTGGTGATGCGCTTCGAGGTCGGTCACGCAGCCACATCGCTGACACCAGACCGGCACGATGATC